GCCGGAATAGGGAGTACGAATAGATGTAAACATAAATGTAGTGTCTGTACACGGGACTGGATTACTCATGGTAGCACGTATCTCCACCCATCCATATTATTCAAGGCATTGCAGGAATTAAAATACATGGGTGTCAAGTCAATATATCTTGCAGGTGAAGGCGAGCCAACAATGCACCCGGATTTCACTGCGATTGTCAATCAGATCAAGCATATGGATATGCAAGTAGCAGTTTCTACTAATGGGCAACGGTTCACAGACAGTGTAGCAGATCGCACATTAAAGGACATATCGTGGATAAGGTTCAGTTTAGAGACCATTGATCCATCTACTTACCAGAGAATACATGGGGTTGGGTATAACTGTTTGCGGAAGGTGACTGAGAATATCCAAGACGCTGTATCTATAAAGAAAGAGCGCAACCTTTCTGTAGACATAGGTGTCCAGATTATCCTCACAGAAGAAACCGCATTAACGTTAAATGACACAGTTGAGTATCTCAAGGGGATCGGTGTAGACAATGTCCAGATAAAACCCTGTCACACGCACCCAAATAGCTCACATCAAGAGCAGATGGACTTAAGCATGTATGACCATGTTAAGGTCGAGATGGAGGACTACGTAGACGATAAGTTCAATGTCATCGTAAGGACCCTGAGTATGAATCGATTACTGGAGCCTCGCACGTATTCCCGCTGTCACGGCTTCGATTTCTATGTTCTTATAAATGCAAACGGTGAGGTGGTTCCATGTAACGTTTTCTACCATAAACCTGAGTTTGTGTATGGAAATATAAACATGCAATCAATTGGCGAGATATGGAGATCGGAAAGAAGGCAGTATATCATAAAGAGTATAGAATGCTCAAAATTTTCACATTGTGGTGATTACAGATGCAGGCTGGATGTTATGAATAGGCATCTTGACCGAGTAAAGCACCCAGAAAGGAATGACGTGTTCATATGAGTGAGTGTAACCATATAGAGGTCCGCAAGTTAAGTTCTTTTTTTCCATGGATACCACCGGATGAAGATAAGGACGTTAGGTGTTTTAATAAAACCGAGGCAGATCAATGCCGTGTATGCAAGGGAATAATAAAGGAGAGTTATGATACGACAGATTGAAAAGATGATTGAGTATAAAAACCGGGGAGGTGCTTACGATCAGTCAAGAAGGGCAAGCAAGCACATAACGCAGATAAATACCGAAGACAAGATCCTGCTTGGCGCGTCACAAGGCATTGGTAATGCTATACTTACGACACCACTGATTAAAGCGTTAACCGATATGCACCTGCATGTTGATATAATTTGCTCCGGTACCGGCATGATGAATGGTGCAGAGTTTGTATTCGATGGAATGGAAAACGTAAAAGTTTTACCAGAAGAAGGGATCGAAGGCAGGCGTTATCTGTTGGGTATCCAGACAATGTGGCCGTATCCGGGGATTGAGAAATACGTGTCTCAGATCAGGTTTGCTCCAAATATTAACAAGGTCTGGGAAGACGGTATTCTTGCGCATGAGGTAGATATTAATATGTCAGTAGCTCGTTCTCTTAAGTTTGCAGGTGCTACTCCGGATCTATATTGCAATTACAGTGAGATACCTGATTTCAACAAGCATCGCGACAAGAAGAATATCGGTATACATATTTGTCGGAAATATAATCATCAGTTCATGGCCAACCGTAGGCTATCAGATCCCTTGGCTATTGGTAGGGAGTTGATCAAGCAGGGGCATAGAGTGTTTATCATAGGACGTGAAGACGCTGTACAGTCTGAATATAGACGTGCGCACTCCGACTTTGTGTATTGTTTAGGCCAGCCTCTTCCAGAGGTAGCAGGATTAATAAGGGAATTGGACTGCATGGTCAATGAGGATTCCGGTATAATGCATATTACAGCAGCAATGAAAACTCCACAGGTGGCAATTTTTGGACCAACAACCGATGTTAAAAACTCGCCATGGTCAGACGTTGCGAAGGTTGTCAGGAAAGATATCCAGTGCGCACCATGTCAATATACGGAGCGTGCGACTAATTGTTGTAAGAACATTTGCATGGACATAGACGCATCCTATATAGTAAAACATGTTAATGAGTTACTTTAATCTTAAAGCGGTGTAGAGAAGTGGCCTATCTCGCGAGCCTCATAAGCTCGAAATCGCTGGTTCGAATCCAGCCACCGCCACCAATAAGGGGAATGCCTTGACCAACTTAGACAAACGAAACGTGCTTGTAATCGGGGATACACATATACCATTCGAGCATGCCGGGTACTTGAAATTCTGTAGGGAAGTCCAGAAGAAACATAATTGTGGTACTGTGGTACATGTAGGCGATTTAGTTGATAATCATTCAATTTCGTATCATGAGCACGACCCTGATCTATGGAGTCCTGTAGACGAAATGGAAGAGTCTGACATTACATTAGCAAAGTGGTTCAAAGCTTTCCCGGAAGTACATCTGTGTAGAGGTAATCATGATGCCTTGGTAGATCGTAAAGCAAAGACAATCGGATTGCCCAAGAGATGCTTCAAGCCTTATAGAGAAATATGGGAACTTCCTGATGGGTGGGTAGACGACTTTAAGTTCACAATCGACGGAGTTATATACGAGCATGGTACTGGATCATCCGGTAAGTTAGCTCATTTGAATAAGGCCATAAACAACAGGGCATCGACTGTTATAGGTCATTCTGAATGTAGGGTGTGGCATAAATGCAAAGCAGTTAGCATTCGCATACGGCAAAGACTTTCCTCATAAACCGATTGTATCATGTGCGGTTGTAGAGAGAGGAATTAACCCCACTATATATAGGATGTCGTTATGAATGAAGAGCGAGATTATTTCATAGATCTAAAGGTTGGCCTTGAATTCAAGGGTTGTGAAATACCGTGTGAAGAAATATTGATCGCACCTATTAAGGCGTTTATCAAGAACCATATAAAGTGCTACAAAAACACAACCAGAATTATTGATATGGAAACCAAAATTTACGAAGCAGGTCGCGAAGAACCTGATATCGAAGGAACTTAACACAAGGAGAACATTATGAAGTATATTGTTTTAGTATTGTCGTTGATCGCAGTGTTATCAAGTGGATGTATGATGACAAAGATGCTTATACCAGATGTAGATACCCGGATGAGTCAGAAGGAACTCGAACACGTAGAGACAATTAATGGCGATTTCAATGATACGCTATTAGCATTGATGGACGATGAGACAGAGAAGGATAAGACGAAACTTATTCTGGCGAAGATATTGCTCAAGTCTAATAAGGACGCACAGGGAGTATCTCCAAGTGCTGCAGAGAATGTATTCCAACAGTATATGAGGATGCAGGGACAGGGAGCGTTAGACGAACAATTGAATGTAGCTGCAGGATGGTCAAAGACTTTAATAACCGAAGTGGCAGGGGGAGGAGTAGCCGGGATAGGGGGTATTGGCTCTTTGCTGAATATGATAAGACGTAAAAACAAGACGCTAAAAGTCGTTAATTCTGAGCTTGGCGATGAAGCAAAGGCTGCTGTTAAGAAAGCACTGCGACATACAGGTTTGGAGAAAGAGGTAACATAGGAATGTCAACTATGGAGACGAGGGATCAGTGGAACCGAAGGGTGGATCTAGACATGAGAAGCTGTAACGAAATGCGTGTACGGCTAGAAGAACATGACAAGGCCCAACAGAAGGAGATTGACAGTAACAAAGAAGAGATATCGGAATTGTATGATTATAAGAATGACATCTATAGAAAGGTTACTGAGAACAAGGCAAACGCTGCAACTGTGGCCGATTACAATACCATGAAAGAACAGGTCACTCAGCTTCGAACAGAGAAGAAGTTTCTGCCGTATGTTGTAATGATTATATCTCTTATAGGTACGATCATGTCGGGGATCTATATTACAAACAAATTTTCAAGGGGAGAGCATGTCAGCAAGTCAAGCAATAAGAATGAGGCTCATGAACGACTTCCTGTACTACGCACCCCGGTGTCTAAAGATAGTAGGTAAAGATGGAACGTTACAACCATTCGTATTGAATAAAGCTCAAATACTTATTCATGGGATGATAGAGAAGCAGAAGAAAGAGAAGGGTTATGTAAGGGTCTTAGCACTAAAGCCACGAAAGTTAGGGCTTTCTACTTATACAGAAGGTAGATTTTATCATAACACATCACATCGGACTGGTGTTGGTGCAATGATAATGACGGAAGCCGATCAAAGCAGGGATGGTTTGTTTCGCATGGTGAAGACTTATCATGAGAATATTCCGGATGAGATAAGACCGCAGACTCTCCAGTCCAACGAGAAAGCTTTAGTATTTGATACTCCAAAGGGAACTGGCTTAAAGAGCCGCTATGACGTAAAAACGTGTGACTCCAAGGGTGGTAAAGGTATCACCACTCATTTCAATCATTGGTCAGAATGCGCCTACTTTAGCAAGAACTCTTTGGATAATCTAAGTGGATTGCTTGAATCAATTCCATCTGGATGGCCACACATCCTTGACACTGAGGTCATTAAAGAAACTACTGCAAACGGAACTGCAGGTCATTTCTACGATCACTGGTGCGAGATGGACGATATTAGGAAGAAGGGCAAGGTCCCTGAGTATCTTCAGGTATTTATCCCGTGGACTTATGATGAGGACTACCGCCTCCCGGTTACAGCAGAGCAGCGGAAATACATTCTTAATACGCTTACCGATGAAGAGAAGTGGTTATTAAGGTTTGTGAACCCCGATGGCTCTCGTACAACTGTGGAGAATGTCGCATGGCGAAGGTGGAAGATAGGAGAGGTTATCGCTCCTCTGGGGTTTACCAAGGAGGACTTCTTTAAACAGTGGTTCCCTATGACTCCAGAGGAAGCCTTTGTTTTTTCTGGAAAGAGTATATTTGGTATCTCGGATTTAATAGCGGCTCAACTTGAATGTTATCCACCGGAAGCAGTAGGTACCTTTAATTACTACGGCAAGTTTGTAGAGCATAAAGAAGGTATCATGCAGGTATGGCAGACACCAAGACTCGGAGAGAAGTATGTCATCGGTGCTGACGTGGCAGAAGGTATTGCGGGAGACAAACATGACTATTCATCCGCAGATGTAATTAAGTGTTCTAACGGACAGCAGGTAGCTCATATCAACTGCAAACTGGACCCTGACCAATGGGGTGCTTTCCTTAATCATCTTGGTAGGTACTACAACAACGCTCTGATAGGCTGTGAGGCGAATAACCATGGCTTAACGACTCTTACCACCCTTAAGCACAAGAGCTATCCAAAGGTGTACCAGAGGGAGAAATTAGATGCTAATGCTACAGGGCTGCGAAACCATTGAAGAGTTTAAGAACTACTCCATCTTGGAAGATGGTGCTTTTGGAGCAATGCCGGGAAAACACGATGACCGGGTCATGAGCTATGCGATTGCGCATGAGATGTATATGACCATGCCGCTTATGAGATTAACACAGAATCAGAGACAGGCAAGGGAGACAGGCAAGGTGTTAAACCTCAAAGAAGCAGAGGTGACAGTTGCATAAAGACAATTGCTGTTTACATTTCCCTCTGTACATAGTATAAAAATATTATTACAAAGCTATATTGGACTGGTTTGATATTGCGTGTGAACCCACACAGTCACATTCGTATTGTTCCGGTCCTGTTTTTTTGGAGATAAAATGTCAGGATTAGTTCAGACCGCATCTATTCAGGCTGTTAACGAAGAAGAAAAACAACGAGAGTTGTTAGGGATTGAAGGAGAGGCAGAAGCCCTTACTTTCGGTTCACAGCTACAATCAAGATGGCAATCGTGGAAAGATATTCGTACTCCACAGGAAGAGCAATGGCTGATCAACCTAAGACAATTTTATTCTCAGTATGAATCAGAAATAGAAAATGCTATAAAAGCTGGCAGGTCAAGGACTTACGTAGGTATAACTCGGATGAAAGTCATGGCTGCATACTCCAGACTTGTTGATGTGTTTTTCCCTGCAACTGGCAAGAGGCATTGGCAAATCAAGCCGACTCCAGAGCCAACAGAATTTGCAGGAACAAGAGCAAAGGCAGAAGTCTTAACCGGTATTCCGGATGCACCACAAGTCGATTCGGAGAAATCACCAGCCGACAAAGCCGCAGAAGCAATGTCATTTAGGATTAACGATCAGTTGGTTGAGTCCGATTACGATCTTTTATTCCTTGAATCAATATTAGAGCAAGTTATCTTAGGCTCAGGTTGCATAAAATCAGCGTCCATTAAGGTAGAGAGAGACTTTGGGTGGATGGATACTGATGAGGGATGGATGTTCCAGCCAAGAGAAGAACTTGAAATCAAGCCACAAATAGAAGCACCATCAATATTTGATGTGTATCCGGACCCTGATGCATCTGATATGAAAGCAGGTATAGGATGCTTCCAACGTCATGTATTAAACAAGCACGAATTCAGAAAACTAAAGAAGTTTGCAGGATTTGATAAGCAACAGATTGATACGTATTTGCTGCGGTATCCGAACGGTGATCACTTGGATGAATGCCATGAGATCGAAAGGAAGAAGCTTGCACATCAATCACAAATTCAGGAAACCCATACACGATACGATGTCCTTGAATATTGGGGATACGTAGACGGTGAGGAACTTAGTACCATGGGAATCGACATTACAGAGAAGCAGATGTCAGAGGAATTCATGGCTCACGTATGGACTGTCGGTAGTGAGGTTATTAAAGTAGTATTAGATCCGTCTGTAGATGATGGTTTGCCATTCTTCATATTCCCTTACGAGAAGGTCTCTAAGAAGATATGGGGCCGTGGAGTGCCTGAGATATGTGCAGATAGTCAAGAGATATTAAATGCGGCTGCAAGACGATTATTAGATGATGTAGCATTGCTTGGTCCACAAATAGAGATCAACGTAGATGACTTATCTCCAGAGGCAGTTAAATTGATAGACGAAGTTTATCCGTTTAAAGTACATCCAAGAACAGGTGGAGATGCCCAAACACCATTAATGCGAGTGCATAACCTTCAAAGCGTAAGTAGAGAACTGGTTGAAATTATCAATATATTCAGAGGCTTTATTGATGAAGAAACTAATCTGCCAACTGCGGGAACAAGTGGTGTTGGAGATATGGGTGGTAACGAAACCGCACAGGGTACACAACTTCTACAGAATGCCGCAAACATAGTACAAAGAGCAGTGGTTAGTAACATAGACAGATATGCTATTGACCCGTTCTTCACGAAGCTATACATGTTTTTCATGCAATGGAGTGATGATGAGTCTATCAAGGGCGACCAGAAGGTTAATGCAATGGGTTCTAGCACCTTACTAAAAGCGGAGGTCATGACTACTCAGTTAATTAATATGCTGAATATCACGAACAACCCTACCGATATACAACTCACAAAGCGTGATAACATGTTGAGAATGGTTGCAGAAAATCAGGGACTTGATGAGGATGAAGTTGTTAA